TGTCGAGGATCTTTACGGCCTGAGTGCGGAATTCTTGGATAGTAGCGACTGGCACGACCGCAACTCTCTTTGTGTCAATACCCCTGTCAGTAAGCATCTGCTTAGATATTGCGGATTCTGATTCAAAGTAGAAGACAAATCCTTCGGCGTTGTCACGGAGGAACTGTCGCACGATATTGATTGCGTAAAAGGTCTTGCCGGTTGAGGGTTCACCAGCGAGTGCAGTGACTTTATTTGCAGGTAGCCCACCGTAGATAGAGCCAGATAAAAGAGCATTGAGGCTATAGCTACCAGTACCAATGAAACCAGTAACGTCACCAGCCTCAACACCTTCGTCTGCAATTCCTGCATACTCATTATCAATCTCCTTAAGTAGGGAGTTAAACATATTATTCATTTAAGTTTCTCCTTAATGTTAGTGAGATAAGAATCTCCTTATCTCATTGGAACTTCTTTCTTACCGTTTCATCTTCAAGAAACGAAAGAAAAGAATATCGTACCTTATTTGGATATTTATCAGGGCGTAAAGTCGTGTTATGAAAATAGTGTCCTGAGTAAAAAACAGCAGTGTTATATTCAGACCCAGTTACATAGATTCTCTCGTATCGCTCATTCTTTTCTAGATCATACCAAGAACGGAATGATCTTGCGTCAGACTTGAATATAGGTGACGTTTCATACATTCCCTTAGGCAAGTCATGTTTATTGTAGTAAACTTTACCGTCATGTTTAAATTTGAAAAATGCCGTTCCTGTATCTGGCATATCTTTCATGAGCCATAAACTGCCTACATAAGGCGCGAGATCGGCATGAGGTTCGACATCTCCTACCATACCAGGATAGCAGATGTTTGAACATGATGCCCAGTTCCAAAAGCTTGTATCTTTGCCTGTTGTTTTCTTATATAGAGCAGACCAAAACTGATGTAGAAACATAAATTCGGTTGTACTAAAAAACTGTCTAAACCCAGGTATATACGTTTTTAATTTTCCACCATATGCAGGATGTCGTTTAACAAATGTTACGAAATCATCAGGATGTTTAAGAATGTTTCGAATGAGAACATATTGAATTCCACCTTCAGGCGTTTCTTTTAACTCAAAAGTCATATTCTCATTAAGCTGACATATGTGTTTATGTTCCTCTCTTTCTATAGGAACAAATGCATTTTCGCTCAAAAGTTTAAATTCGTCCATTCAGCACCTCACGATATCATCTTCGTTACAGATATCACCCATCTGAACCTCAATTGCAATCAAAGTTTCAGTTAGATGAGTATTCGTGATCTTGTGCATTGCAAGTTTTGGTACATGGAATGACTCGCCTTTACGAACAGTAAAGATGTTGCCATCAACAATAACTTTGCCTTCGCCTTGCACAATCGTCCAATGTTCACTGCGATGATTGTGATATTGTAGAGAAATGGCCTGATCTGGCAAAATCTCTAGCTTCTTTACCTTGTAGCCTTGATCAACATCAAGGACGAACCAACGACCCCACGGCCGAGAAGCACCATCAAGATACTTTCTAGAAGCTACAATGTCTTCTAGCACTTTATGAAAATCGTCATAATCACTTCTTGTCATATCCACTCCAATCTCGGTTTACTATTATATTGTTTGTTGAAAACGAACCAGGCAAAAGCTAACATACCACCGCCGCCATTAAATCCAACTCGTTCTCCGAAAACATAGCAGCATTCTAACATATTAAGGCTGTAAAGTCTATCTCTTCTTTCTTTGCCCTCAAGAAAAGATAGCTTGTTAAAGATACAGACTTTCTTACTAGCCAGATTGAGAGCATGAAGAGTAAACTTTGTTCCAATCTTGAACGGTGGATTAGTAACAATATTTTCGGCCTCTCGTCTGCTGTTTAGAAAGTCAAAATGATTGTCCCCATAACCACGATCAATAAGATCGGTAGCATAAAAATTGCTGTAACCATAATGTTTCAATCGTTTGCAGATTGCACCATCACCACATGCTGGTTCCCAGATTTCACCTTCAAACTTTTCACGATCTAGCAAAGCATCGATAGCCCAATCAGGAGTCGCATAGAAGTCATCCTTCTCACGATTTGGATTACCTGAACCTGCTAGTCGTGTAAATTGTTCTAAACTCATGCGAAAAAATCTTCCAAAGAACTTACATGCTCAGTCTTCCAACCGATACTATCAAGAATAATCTTCAATGGTTCCACGAAAGACTTGTTGAACTGTGTATTATAGTCAATGTACTTCTTAATGTCAAGTTCTTCTGGCAAAATGCCAGTGAACGAAATGACATTAGACTGAATAGTATTTGGTTCAATCAGATAGATGAATTTGATCTTCTCACCTTCTTTGATCAACTGATACTTCTTTTCTAGCTTCTTGGACTTGATGAGATGATTGTATATCAAAGATCCGCGAACATGAATAGGACAACCTTTGCCAAATAGTGTCTTGACATCCGAGAATTTTTCTAGACCGTTAACGCCGCGAGGAAATGCAATCTCAGGAATGTCAGCAGACTTGAACTCGGTCTGAGTTTGTTCAATGAAGCGAATAACCTCATCTTCTGTTCCAGACAGAATAACGTCAATTGCTTGCCAAAGCTTTTCACGACAGAAAGATGGAGTGGAAGACTTGATCATCTCAAGACCCATCACCTTAACTTTCGGCTTTGCATACTCAACACCTTCGTTGTTATAAACATTCAGAATGTAACGCTTCTTAGCTGTCCAAATACCTTTATCGGCCAAAGCCTCGCGCTTCATTTGCATCTTTTGTTCGTAGGCATTAATATATCCAGCAAGTTCAGCATAAGCTTTGTCAATAAACGGTTGAATGCGATCTTCACACGCCTTGTCCATGAACTTGATGATTTCTCTTGTATCAGCATTAGGCTTCTGCTTAACAATAGTCTCGCTGACCAGTTTATCAAGTGAGAGGTAAATAGAATCCGTGTCCGACGCAATAACATAGTCTGCATCCTTTGTCTTTAGAAGTTTGTTGAGATATTCATTAATCTTCTTCTCAATCCAACGAATAGACAACTGACCTGCGGTCGTAATACCAGAAGCTTGTCTGATATCAAAGTATCGAAAGTACTGATTGCCCAAAGCGCCATAAGCTGAGTTTAGCGAAACTTTCTTAGCCAATTGAAGATTATTGAACCGAGCGATTCTTTTTTCGATTTCATATTTTCTTGTTGGATCCGTTTCGCGTTCAACTTCTTGTTTAGCTGCGAGAGCTTTCTTCTTGTACGCAGACCTATCATTATACATTTTCTCCATGATCTCTGGCAAAAACCCATGACGCTCTTTTGTGAAGAACTGTCCATTAGGAGTTAGCGTGGCATCAGCCGTTTGTAGAACACTGGTATTTATTTCTTGATTCAGAAGATTGTCCACAGAAATATGATTGCGAGAAACAAACTCTCGTAATGTTCCATCATAGTGTTCTGGCTCAATGATAGTGTCAGGAGAAATGTTGTATTGCATGATCAAGTGCGGATACAGACTGTTCAAGTCGAATGAAGCGACCCACTTGTGCATACCAAGAATCGGATCTTTCACGAATGCACCTTCATATGCAGAATCTTTAGAATGCTTGACAATTGGATCAACTACTACATTCTTCTTACGAAGATGATTATACACGATAGCATCCCACATACGCACTTGTGAGAATGCGTCAGTATAATTCGTCTTGGAATCATACGCAAGAGTAAGAACCAATTCAATCAGTTTCAACTTTTCATCAATGCGCTCAACAAGTTCAACGTCACGAATGTTGTACTCAATGAATAGCTGATAGTTGTCCTTGTAGAGTGTATGAAGATTGCCGTACTCTTCGTATGAAAGTTTACGCTCACCAACTTCTACGTTAGCAATAGCATCAAGCTTATACGATTCTTGAGACTGACCACCAGGAGCAAACTTTCTATACATTGCAATATAGTCAAGAACAGCAATGCCCATCACATCATAAATCTGTTGGTCGTTACCGCGCATATTAGTTACACGGCGCTCATTAACGATACTCCAAGGCGAGAGACGCTTTGCCGCTTCTTCACCAAGAATTTTCTTGATGCGATTAACGAGATAGGGAATATCAAACATCTCTACATTCCATCCAGTTATGATATCTGGATAGTTGAATGTCCACTCATCAAGAAACTTCTTGATTAGATCAATTTCATCTCTACAATGAATATACCAAACATCATCGCGCTTGTTATCAAACTTGCCGCAACCCAAGACAATGAACTTGCCTTGATTGTTCTTCATAGTAATAGCGGTAATTGGTTCGTTTGCGTGTTCTGGTTCTGGAAATCCATTCTCAGAACCTACCTCAATATCAATGTTTGTTACAGTGATATGTGATAGATCCCAGTCAATGTCATCTGAGAAATGATCGGAGATAAAAGTATATTCATACTTCTGATTGCCGTAGATTTTGAAGTTCTCAACTTCTTTATACTGCTCTACGAAATCTCGGGTTTCACGAATGTTGCCAGGTTTCATTTCGGCCATGGCATCACCAGAAACAGAAGTAAATCCCGTATGAACTTTTGAGGGAACGTACAGGGTTGGAAAATAATCAATCTTTCGCTTGACTTTTCTTCCGTCTTCTACACCGCGATACAGAATGCGCGAACCATAGACTTGAACATTAGTATAGAAAGAAGCCATTAAATACCCTCATCAAACAAAAAAAGCGGTAGCGCAAGAACACTACCGCTTTGCGTAAGCATTATTATACATCAACTCTGAGGCAAAATCAACCCTGAATTTGGCTGAATAATCTTTGAGAACATCGATTCATAGTTGGCAACAAATTCCTTGACAGGATTCATCATTACCACAACATGAGTCTTGTTAAGATCAAATGTCACATCATCGGTAAATTCTAACCAAGGACCAAATCCAATCTGAGGAGATGCTTTAGCATCATATTGCATTGAAGCTTTTGGTGGAATTAGCGTTACTCTTGCAGGATACTTTATCTTGATCGACTCTTCGTTTTCGGAAACGATCTCGGCCAAAATGTTTTCTCCAGATAAAAGCTTAAATAGCTTAATGTTCTTTG